CTCTCGGGCAGTCATCTAAAAAACACGGCGCCGATCTTCGTCACGCTTCACCAGATTGTGACGCCGACAGAGCAGCTGGTAGTTCGCAAGGGTCGCGGCACCCCCTGCGAACGCCGGGATGATGTGATCTGCCTGCAGGGGTCCTCTACACCCCCCTCTATGAGCCCAGGCACAGCCTCCACCCCTAGCCTTGAGCTCCTTCGCCATCTGCTGATGCCTCCAGCCCCAGTGGTTAGGCCGTGGTTTCTTCGGTCGACCTGGTCTGGGTACCCTTCTCATGCGGCCGGTACCGCCGGGTCGATGACGATCTCGTTGTAGCTGGAGCCTGGGAAGCGCTGGAGGGTTCCTCCACCGAAGGTCACGAACCATTCGACGAAGTAGGCACCGGCATTGGCCGTCTGTGCTGCACTCAAGGGGAGAGATACCTGGCCTAGGGTAGGGTCGCCGACGATCGACGCCGAGCCGACCATATGGAACACGCCGGATGGGGCCTTCATCACCCTGCCTGAGACCGTGGCTCCGGTAAGGTTGACCGCTGCGCCGGTACCGTCCTTGAGGGACGCCGTCATGGGGACCGAATCCCCAGCCTTGATCCTCATCGGGTCGTATCAACCGCCTTTGCATCTCCGAACGTGTCCCTGCTGCCTGATGCGCCGACCGTCTCCAAGACCTTGCCTTCGGAAGTCGAGTCTCGATCTGCTGCATACACCGAGGTATCGAAAGCTTGGGCGTATTCGACCGGCGTGCCTTGGTTGATGACCGGTTTGGAACCGAAGCCTTTTGACCTCAGCCGGATCCGTCCAACCGCTAGGGCTCGGCCTATGGCGAGTGCTCGAGAACGGAGCCTTACCCTGCCGCTTGCTATGACGACGGCTCGGCCTAGGGCTCTGGATCGGAGCCTGAGCCTTCCCGAGCCTTGAGCGACGACCGGCGGGGTAGTACCGAACGCTCTTGAGCGAAGCCTGACCCGCCCCGAAGCAACGACGACCGCCCTACCGACTGCCGAGGAGCGGAGCCTTACCCTTCCTTGTCCGGCGACGAGTTGAACGCCGAACGCCCTTGACCGAAGCCGAGCCCGGCCAGTTGCGATCGCCGAGATTCGAGCCAGAGACCTTGATCGGACCCTGACCCGCCCTTGGGCAACCTCGACCGGTTGGCCTATGGCTCTTGATCGAAGTCTTAGGCGGCTGGTGCTTTGCCCTGACGGAACGCCGGCGTCCTGGAAGGCGGCCGGGACTTGTTGGAAGGCGTCTTGCTGGAAGGCGTTGGCCATGCCGCCTCCCTAGGTGCTACTCGGTGGCGAAGACGTCGAGGTCGCCTGCTGCCACCTGGAAGGTTCCGGCGCCGGAGAAGTTCGTCACTAAGACCTTGCGCCAGATCGCCGAGCCATTGCCGGTAATGTCGATCGCCGCCCCACCAGATGTCAGAGCCACACGGAAGGCGTCTGTCGTCAGACCAGTGGAGATGACGAAGTAAATGGTCCCGGCGACGAGCCCTGCCGGAACCGTCAATCCCTCGATGACCTCGAAGATGACCCGATCATCGGCAGCAAGGCCGTGCGTCTGTGATTGGACGTCGTTCGCCGTAGCATCAGCGGTTCGCACGACAGCAAGGTCAACGACCTTGCCCGACGCCGGCTGGAACCAGCCTGTCTGGAAGAAGTTCCCCGCCGTAGAGGCGTCGTTCGCTCCCCAAGCAACGACGTTTCCCGCAGGTACCGACCAAGTGATCGCGCCGGTGTTCGAGAGCGTTCCTGCCGCCGCAGCACCAAAGGCCACTTGCTGACGAGCGTAGCCGCCACCGGTGAGCTCGTTCGCTCCTGTGTCTGCCGGGTCGGCTGAGTGCAGCGAGATGAACGGGTCGGCCGCGGGAAACGTTCCAGCACCGCCGTTGTAGATCTCATCGAGAACGGCGTTCTCGCCGAAGTCGGTCAGTCCGGGCATCTAGCCTCCTAGCCGGTCAGCTTGCACTCGGTCACTTCAATCGTCCACACCGGGGTACCGGTGGCGATGGTGTCGATGGAGAGTCCGACGAACGTTGCCGCCATCGCCGAGTTGTCGAACGTGGCCGGGATGTTACTGAGAGACGAGTTGCCGAATCCCACCGCGTCAGCCGCACGCTTGCCGGCGATGGAGTAGTTGAACACGACCTGACCCGACGCGCCCACCGAACGCACGTGACACATGAACATGAACAGTCCGCTGTCCACCGCGGCGGTTTGAGCGGCCGATGTGATCGTGGCCCGCGTGGTGTCGGCGGTCGTCTGCGCCGAGCCCTGCTTCAGCCGGAAGACTGGAGCGCCGGTACCGGCGGCGGTCTTGCTGATCCACAGATACCAGCGGAACAGCATCCCGGCCTTCATCCCCGGCGACGGAACCTGAAGACCCGAGTTCGTGATGTACGTCTCACCGCCGGAGGGGAGCGTCTGCGTGGCCGTCGAGTCGTTGCCCGACAGGAACGTCCCGCGCAACCCACCGGAGTCGTCGAGGAAGATGGGACGTTTCGTCGTGGAGTCGACGAATAGACGAGACTTGCCCGCCGCCGGCGTCGCCGGGACGGACTGGTTATCGAACAGCGCAGTCCCCATTTACAACGTCCTTCCTGAGATGACGACCTCGGAGTTGTCGTTGAAGTTGGCGAGATAGAGCTCGGCGTCCCCCTCGATGAACCCCTCGATCTCGAACGTCAGCGCGAGTTCGTCGACCTCGGTGTAGTCGAAGCCGTTCGGGATACGGAACGGGGCTCTCGGCGAGCGAGGGTTGCCGAGGATGTTGTAGTTGGCGAAGTCGAACCACCCGAAGATGGAAATCTCCGCCGTCCCTGCAAGGGCCAGCTCTCCGGTCCCCAGGACTATCTCGTACAGATGGATCGCGAAGTCCCCGTCGGCGAGTGTCAGGTTGCCGAGTGTCGTGTTCGTCGGCCAGACGTGGACGGCGTTCCAGTTCGAGGGGCGGACAATGGTAGCGTCGCCGCCGTCCGCTATGCCCAATGTGAACGGGTGTTTGACGTCCGGCATCTATGGAGCCGTGAAGAATCCGGTGTCGTCCAATACGACCTCCCCCGGCGTGCTCTCGTCCCGGAAGATCAAGAAGGCTCGGCATGACCCTTCGGCGATTGTCCCGAACCACAGCACCCATACCGTGTCGTCCATGACGTAGACGCCGTCTCGCTCGATCTCCTCGCCGTAGTACGTCGGGTTGCCTTGTGCATCCCAACATCGTGTCGAGACCCATACGTGATCCCGCCGGCCGATATGACTCGTCGTGGCCGTGAATGTGACCGGGGTCGTATCCGTCAGGGTCAGTGTGCCCTGAGGCTGGGGACCGGCGGCGAGCATCAGCGCGGCCAATGGGATGAGCAGGAGACGGCGCATCTACACCTCCGCGAAAGGACTGCCTAAGGCGAAGAGCCGCCCCACCCGTGGACGGCTCTTCGGAGGTTCTCGGCCGGTGGACCGAGGGAGCCCAGAGACAGTGCTCCAAGCTGCGGATATTGTGAACTACAGGCCTGTAACTTGCAACTCCCTGGCGAGCCTGAACCAGGCACACTGCCGGGCCTGCTCACGTCGAGCCTCGAGACGGGCCAGGTAGTCGGATCGGTCCTCCCCAGTACGCCGAGCGTAGACGTAGCAAGCTCGGCACTGGCCGGCCACCCTGGCCGGGACGTCACCACAGCTGCGACAGAGCTCAACTGCCATAGTGCTCCGAGCGGATCCGTCGGCGATCGCGGGCTTCCTTGAGCCTTTCGAGCTCGGTCTTGCCCACCGAGCGGGGGAAGGTGCCGCGGGGTTTCTTTGGGTCCTCGGGGCCGAGCCGACGGTCGAGCCCTTTCCGGATCCGCGTCAGCTCGGTGTCGACGCGCTGGACGGCATCGTCGAACGCCTCCAGGAGCTCGCGTATCTCGGCCTTCTGCTCGTCGGCGACCACGCCGAGAACCGGGTTCGAGTAGGCGATCTGGCCCGAGCCCTGTCCGTTCGCTTTCGTCGGTGCATGGGCGTAGTTGAAGGCCCACTGGTACTGCTCCTGGATCCGGACGAAGGCTGCGGCGGCGTTGAGCATGTGGGTTTGGATCTCGGCGAGGGAGCGCAGGGTCACGCGCAGCTCCACGGTCCCCAGCCCATGCTATGAGCCATCCGCGCCGTGATCGTCAGCATCGTACGGGAGTTTTCCCAGCGAGGGTTCAAACGCCAGAGGGAAGGAGCGTACGCGGCCACGCGGCCCGACCACGACGAAAGCGCATGCTGCCCCAAACCCACGTAGGGACCAGCGGGATTGAACGCCAGCCTCGACCAGCCTGATTCGCACCCGATCACCTGACGGAACGTCGTCCAGCCTCCTGACACCGGCCATCGGTCGAGGACGCACAGCGCCGTTCGGCGTTCCTCCCTCGGCGTCCATGTCCCCGGATCCACCCATTGATATCGGCACTGCCTTTCTCGATACTCCTGAAGCCGAGTATCTGTTGATGCCTCGGTGGCCGCTGTCGCCCCTCCGGAAATGAGTACGGCGATGGCGGCCGCGTACACGACTGCACATTTCACGTCTGCACCTCCGTCGTCGTCGGGCGCTTCGGCGCCACGGCCTACGGATCGGTTTGTATGGGCGTCACCTCCTTGGCTATGGCGGCGCCACCCGCGTAGAGCTTCCACGGGCCGAGATACAGCCGCAGGTGCAGCCCCCCTAGTCGGCGCAGCGAGACGCCGAGGGCTCCCTGATACGGCAGGGTGTCCAGACCGACGTACCACCGACGCCCGTAGTGGGTGCGCTGGTGTGTCACGCTTCCTCCTTGGCGAGGGCGGCGCGGGCGATACTCCGAGGGTCCCATGCCTGATTGGTGGTCTCGGCTTCCCCCTGTCCCGTTCCGGCGATGCGTTCCAACGCTCCCCCGTAGCGTTCAATCAGCCAATCCTTTACGACAGCAGCCGCCCGCAGCCTCTCGACCTCGGCCTCTAGACGCTCAACCTCGCCAGCGAGCTCGAGACCCCGCGCGATCTGTCTGGCGAACTCATCCTCGAAGGCGTTGACCTCGTTCACGCCGAGTACATCCCGATGATCGCGCCGAGATCCGGCCGCGGCGCCGAGTCCTTCAGCGCCTCAAGCTGCTCGAGCAGGCCGGGACGGGTCTCACGTAGCCACCTACGGCCGGTCGGCTTGTCGAGGTCAAACGCCGAGTGACACGACCGACACGCCGTCAGCAGGTTCAACGGGTTCCAGCGCAGCCGGTAGTACAGGCGCCGGCGGAAGATGTGAGCGGCGTCGTATGGCCCTCGCGTATCGCCGCAGAAGACACAGACTCCATCGCGGCGCTTCACGTACCGGGCCACTCGTTCGTCGGCGACCTTCTCGGCGTGTTGCTTGCACCACTGAAGGATCGTGGCCGCTCGGTAGCAGCGGAGGCAGCGGTCTGTTTGTTCGGCGAAGGGACCTTTCGATGGTCTCGGCGGGCGAGTGAGGGTGGTCATCGAGTTGCTTTGCTCCATCCCGCGTTCAACGCATCGACGAGCATCTTGACGACCTTCTCGGGGTCGACGTCGGTGGGAACGGGGAAGTCACAGTGGCACTGCTCGGGATTGCCAGCCGCAGCCTCATGACCCGAGTCGCCATCCCACTGACGGCTCTTGTGATACAGCCCGTGAAACATCTGCCCGGCCTCGATCGGATGACCGTGCACCGCACCACAGTTCCGGCATTCAACGCCGTCGAGGTACACGCACAGCGATGTATCGATGCGCGGGTTCATCGTGTTCTGCCGAACCTCGCCGAGTGCCTGCAGCAGTTGCCCACGTGACGGCGGGTCAACACTCCGTGCGGTGACCATCTCAACAACTCGGCGGGCCTCTCGTTCTGGTATGTGTTCGAGTTCCTTCGCCCATTGCTGAACGTGGCGATCGCCGACGCCTTTGCCTGGGTAGTTGGCTCGCATGTCATCGGCAAGTGCGAGAGCGTCCAACTTGTCCATCACATTCCTTCCGCGAGTCGGGCCAGTCGTTCTTCCCTTGACTCCCTGGCTCCGTTCAGACGTGCCGGCAGGGGGTCGCTCAGCCAGCCGTCACCATTCAGCCAGGAGGCCGGGTGCGAGATGAAGGTCTTGTCGGTGGGGAGGTTGGGGTCATCGGCATACCGACGAACGCCATTCAGGATCTCCTCGGCGGAGGCGCGCTTGAGGGCTTGCTTGAAAGCCCGCTCGGCCTCTCGGGGCTTCTCATGCCGGGGGTAGATGCGGTAGAACTCGGCGAAGATGTTCTGGGGTTCTACTTCAAGGGGTTCTAACGTCTGGGGTTCTAACTTCTTTGAACGGGAGACCCGTCGCCTGGTTTCCCGTCCGATGGGTTTCCCGTCGCCTGGACTCTCGGAGGTTCCGACATCCGAAGTTCGCGGTTCGGCGAAGATGACGTAGTGGCGCCGAAGCTGTCCATCGAGGTCGCGCTCGGTAATGAGCTCGGCGTATCCAGTCTCGCGGAGCTCGGCCATCGCCGCCTTGGCGGCATCTCTCCCGCAGCGAGCCTCGCGCATCAGGAGCCCGATCGCCGAACGGACCCATCCGTCGTCATGAGAGAGAAGCGTCACGAGCGCACCGCGGGCCTTCAGGGACAACCGCTCGTCCCTCAGCAGATCGCGGGGGATCGCCTTCCACGGCCGCCCGCCGAGGTCGATGCGGTCGCTCATAGCTGCATCGCCGCCTGGTCGCTGGTCACGCCGTCGATCCGAGCCACGTCACGCCGAGCGCAGTCGCGGCAAACCCGCCGGCGGTTGCGGACGAGGAACCGGGCCTGGGTCACGACGTCGCGCCATTCGGTGCGCTCCTCGAGGAGGTCTCGGCGTTCGACGAGACGAGAACCGGCGTGGGAGGGGTGCGAGCAGATCGCGGCCGGCATCAGATCCACTTCCTCGCCGAACACACACAGCCCTTCTCCCAGTCCCTCTTTTCCCCTATCGGTTTGTCCACCTTCGGGACGTGGCCGAGGTCTGAGCATTCGTTCGTGACGAGGTACTGCTTGGCTTCGTTGCTGAGATAGTCCCTTCGGAGCATGTCGATGCGGCGTTGGCGTTCTGGGGTCATCACGGGGACGGGGACGCGGATGTCGGCGACGCTCACGCCGACACCATCCGATCGAGCAGCTTGAACGCCGAGGTCTGAAGCTCATCGACCGTGGGCTGCAAGGCGTCCCATGCAGCGGCCCATGCAGCGGCCCCTGCGGCGGCCCCTGCGGCGGCCCGTGCGGCGTCCCATGCGGCGGCCCGTGCAGCGGCCCATGCGGCGGCCCCTGCGGCGTCCCATGCAGCGGCGTCCCATGCAGCGGCCCCTGCGGCGGCCCCTGCGGCGGCCCATGCGGCGGCCCCTGCGGCGTCCCATGCAGCGGCGTCCCATGCAGCGGCGTCCCATGCGGCGGCCGCCTTTGTCTTGGCCTCGCGGATCGTCGGCTGAACCTGCCGCGCCGTCTCGGTATCCGTGAACTCCGGGAGACCGGCGAGCGCGTCGGCTTCCGCGCCGAGCTTCGCCAGTCGAAGGAACGCCGGAGCGCACACCCGGACCAGCCAGTCGGTTGCCATCCACGCTCGGCGTTCGTCGGCGTCGCGGTCCCCCGCCGTGCCGATAACCTTGCGCGCGTACGGCTTGAGCTTCTGCCGCGTCTCGTCGTCAAGCGCGTCGTTCCACGCCCGTAGGAACGCGCCGAGGACCGGGGAGACACACTCGGGGTGATCGGACCAGGGTTCGTGGGCGATGTACGCGGAGAGCTCCATGACGCACATCTGTCCGTCCGGTGAGTGTGAGCCCACCAGGAGCGGACGGTCCTTGACCTCGCGCCACCGTGCCGGATCGATCTTGACCTTCGTCGTCACAGCTCCCCCTCCCGTTCCCAGTCGTGGACGCCGCCGTAGAGACGCACCTTCGGATCACGCGGCTCGTACATAGAGAGCGAGCGAGCGAACGCTCGTAGCTGTCGGCCCGCCGCGAGCATGGCGAGGATGAACTGGATGAGCAGAGCGGCGCCGATGAAGGCGAGCAGGACGGCGTAGTCGTTCACGCCGAGACCTTCCACTGCTCCACCCTGATTTCGATCGGGCTCACGTGTCCCTCGTGGGTCTTGATGTGCTCGGCGAAGTCGTTGGCGAGCACGATCAATGAGCCGCGGCGCGAGGCGTTCTCGGCACTGATGGTCCAGTCGCAGTGCTGACAGCGGAGTTCCGTGAGCCAGCTCACGACGCCGCCTTCGAGTCGCGGCAGACATTCCAGCGCTTCCAAGCCGCAAGCACCGCGGGCTCCACGGCCCACCAGTCGCGCTCCATCCAGTCCTCGAACGGCATACCGACCTTTGGGTGACCGTGATCGACACAGCATCCATGCTCACATCGGCAGCCGTCGCAGAGACCGTCCTCTTGCGTGGCATCGTTGAGGCATCCTGCGTCGCCCTCGAAGCCGGGACAGCGGCACTCAAGCCTCACGACGCCGCCTCCGCGATGAGTGCGCCGCAGTCAACGCAGCGTCCCTGTACATCCACGCCGACTGTATGCATGCAGTCCTTCACGGCGAGCGGGTACGTCTTGGGACCCCCGGCGGGTGAGAGCGGGGCACTCGCCTTCCCGGTGCGTCCACCGGGTGTCTGATCAGTCGGCGTTCTCTCACTCTCACCCGTGGTCGCTGCGCCTCGACTCGGCGACTTCGCCTCTCGCCGTGGTCCTGCGGCCGGGGGTACATGATCGGAGGAGGGGTCCGCAGTCGTTCCCCGATGTCCCTGCTCGTCCGCTGCGGTTGTGGTCCCCTCCCCCGACGACTTGCGGGAGGCCGAGGAGCTGGTCTCGACCCGACCTCCCGCTTCGGCACCTGCGCTGCGCCCACGTATCGGTGCCGACTGTTCGCCCGCCGCGGAAAGAGAGGGAACCCCGGCGGGCGTCTCCCGCGAAGGAGACTCAAGTAGGTCTTCCTTGCTCCACAGGTCCAGCCCCACGCCGAAGCGCATCGCGCCGCGGACGATGAAGTCAGAGATCGCCTTCTTCAGCTCGTCTCCGTAGCGCGACATGTGCTCGACGTCGCCGACCTCTTGCCGCGTCACCCCTCCGACGGTCATGGTTCCGAACACCGCCATGACGTGAGGCAGGCCGTCCTTGCCTTGGATGACGACGGGCTCCACTCGGTAGGTCCATCCCGGCGCGGCCTGGTTGAGTCGGTCGGTGATCGCGGCGTGGCCGATGAAGTCCACTTGGCCGAAGCCTTTGTTGACCTTCCCGATGAGGCTGGGGGGGAACGGTTCCCGGAGGTCGCGGCGCATCTGGGGATCGAGGACGTAGCTGCTCGGCACGTCGAACTCCACGTCGGTCTGGCCGGTCATGGTGATGTTCGTCACCATGTCTCCTTGTCCCGGTCATGCTCGAAGTCCACGGCACAATCGAGATGACACGTCGCGCCGTTGTAGAGCGAGCGCTTCTCGGCGGCGAACACTTCGAGGCCGCAGAAGACACACGGCTGCCGAGCGCAGTCCCGCTTGTGATGGATCAGGCCGACGGCACCCATGTCCCAACCACCACAGGCCGGACACCGGGCTCGCGTGAGGCGATCGAGTTGACCCGGCATCACGCCGACCTCAGTTCACCGAGTAGCCCGGCGGTCTCATGGGCCTGCAACATGGCCCGCGAGACTCGGGCGATCGTCGTCAGATGACCTGTGCCGCACTCCTCATGGCGTGAGCCTTCGAGTCCGAGAGCTCCACGAACGAGACGCCGGCACCAGCTACAGCGATACGTCAGCGAGTCCGGCGTGTGGTCCCACTCGGCGAGGATGGGGTCGCGCTTCATCGGCGAGCCCCTGCGAAGAACGACAGGATGAGGAGGACGACGATGACCCATGCGGCGATCCACCACCACATCAGGCCGCACTCCCACAGACCTTGCAGAGGAAGGGTTCGAGTGGAGGGATCTCCCGGCGCTTAGCGTCCTGTTCGACTCGGCGTCCGCAGAGCGTGGAGGTCTCGTTGGGGAGAACGACGTGCCATACCGAGGTGCCGTGGACGTAGCTCATCGCTCGAAGCCCCTTGAGGAGATGACCATCTCGAGTTGTCTCGCTGTGCTCTCTGCGACGAATCCGGTTGAGTTGATCTCGTTCTCGGCGTAGTTCAGGAGACGGGCAAGTTCGAGGTCGCCGGATTCGTGCGCCTGCTGCGCGGCCTTTGCCCAGACATGACGCCGGCGGCGGTTCTCCGTCCGATGTTGACGGTCCCGCGTCATATCGCCTCGGTACGCGAGGGCAACGCTGGTCGGGACATCGATACCATGGTCCCGGCGCTTGTCCTTGTCCGAGCCTCGGATTGCTTCCCAGTTCGTCGGCACTCTCAAGACTCCGTAGCGAAGGACTCGCTGAACTGCCGCCACTCCGAGTCAATCTGTCGCTCGCGGAGCCGGTCGTAGAACAGGCGGGCGACCGCGGCGTATCCGTCAAGCTCCTCGGCGGTGTCGTCGGTCTCCTCGGCCAGCCGCGCACCGTCGATCATCAGATTCCCCAGGTGGTTGAACCAGCGCTCCCAACGTTCCGCGAGGAGCGGCGTCTCCGCGGCCTCTGCGACCTCGGACGCGTTCGCCTTCCGGTAATAGCTCTTCCATAGACTGGAGTCGGGGAGTTCCACGTCCTGTCCTGGCCTAAGGTCGCTCGGCACCGAGACCAATCCGGCCTTCGCGGCGGCTTCCCATGTCCTCATGTAGACCTTCACCGTTGTTCCGCCGACCCCTGCGGCCTTAGCGAACTCACTGGTAGCAACCTTGCCCGACGCCGGCGTCGAGTAACGCGGGCTGTGATCTTTCTCCACCGACCGGGCAACCCAAAGAGCCGACTCCCACTCGCCGAACTTGAACCGACGCCCGAACTGCTTGGCGTCCCTCTCCCATGCTGCCTTCGTCATTCCCCTTCCTCCCTTTTTAGGCCGAAGCCGTCTCGAACAGATCGCCCAGACCAACGCCGAGTGCAGCGGCGACAGCGCGAAGCGTTTCGGAGTTCGCCCGGCCACTCCGCTCGAGTCGGCTGATGGTCTTCACGGCGACGCCCGCCTTGTAGGCGAGGTGCTCCTGGGAAAGGCCACGGGCTTCGCGGAGTTCCTTGATCCGGTTCATGGAGGCCGAATGTATCAGGCTAGATGTATCCGGTCAACCGTGGCAGGCCAGAAAGAGTGACAGGATTTGACAGGAGCGGCCTGTCCGGTCCAAACTGTCCCCCCTATGGCCTCCACCACACGAAGGACGCGAACCCGCAAGCCGACGAGCTTCGGCGAGTTCATGCGCGGGCGAAGGCAGGAACTTGGTCTATCGCTGGATCAACTGGCGTTCCGCTGCGGGATCGGCGTCCGTCTACTCGGGGCGTACGAGCGTGGTGAACACCAGCCGGGTGCCAAGCACCTAACGGCCATCATGGGAGCCCTTGAGACCGAGCTACCGTGGAAGACCGATCCTGGAGACTCCTCTACGGCCAGGAAGGTCAGTCTCCGCGAATGGGTGAACTCTGAGGAGTCTTCCGTCCTAGGCTTTGCCGGGGTCGGCAGGTAGCCCACCGAGGCGACGGCGGTGCCGATCAAGCTACTGCATACTTGTCACGCGGGAGGAGACCGCGAGGGCCAGGTGGACAACGGACACCTCCTCCATCACTGGACGCTTTGGCTCACCGCGAACGGCCTGTCGGTCAAGACGGTCTGGGACTACGGGTACGCGCTGATGAAGTTCGCTGCCTGGCCGGGTGACGGGAGCCACCCCGGCATCATCGGCCGGGACCTCCGCACGATCACGGACCTGGAAATCGCAACTTTCCTCGCCGTGGCGATCGGCGCCAAGGCTCATTCGCGGCAGCAGTACGTGAAGGCGTTCCGCTCGTTCTTCGGCTGGCTCCATGCCCGCGGCGAGATCCCGCGGGACCCCACCGCCATCGTGAAGCCGCGACCACCCCGCCGAACGCCCCAGGAGCCCTTCTCCCGCGACGAACTCGCCGCCTTGGTCATCAGGGCGCACCTTCGCCACCCGCGGCGTGGAGCGGCGATCCTGGCCTGCTACGCCCTCGGTACGCGGCGCTCAGAATTCGCCGGCATCGCCGAATCAGACATCGACTGGGACGGCCGGAAGGTCCGGGTCGTCGGCAAGGGTCCGAAGGTTCGGCGGATCGACCTCGGCCCGCTCGCGGCACACGCCCTGCGGGAGCTGCTCGAGCTCGGCCCCGAACCGCGGGGGACGGTCCCGGGGACCCTGCTCGGGATCCGGCCGGTCCAGTTCGCGGCGTGGGTCTCCCAGGCCGCCCGGGACTGCGGCTTCGAGGGACGCAAGTGCAGGACGCACACACTCCGAGCGACGGCGGCGACGGTCATGGACCATGCCAACGTCCCAAGCCGGGTGATCCAGGACTTCCTCGGCCACGAGAGCGTCGCCACGACGGGCATCTATCTCGGCCTATTCGACGGGGACCAGGCCGATGCCGTGAGAGCCCTGTGAAACGCGAAAGACGCCCGCCCCGACCGCCAGGGAGGAAGACAACGGTCGAGACGGGCGCCGGGGCCGCGCAGGGCGCGACTACTCTGAGCCAGGCTGGGGGCCGAGATCGTTCCCCGGCCGGGACGCGATGAACGTGATGACCCAGCCGATGATGGCCGAGACGCCGGCCACCCATGAGGGAGCCTCGGTCCCGTAGACCGCGGCGACGATGGCAGCCCATAGGCCGAGCCAGACCTCGGTCGGCCGGGATTTCAAGAAATCGACGACTTTCTTCACTTTCGACCCCCCAATGTAAAGCCGACGCCGAGCGTGTTGAACGCGATGGCTAGGACGAACCACTCCAGCGCCGGGAGCAGGATCTTCTCGTCGATGACGGCGCCGACCAGTCCGAGGACGATGCAGACCAGAGCAAGCAGAGCGGTGATGGACATGGAACCTCCTATCGGGTCAGGACCAGGAGCAGTCCGATCGGCGTCCCCTGACACAGACGCCGGGGACGACAGGGCCGGGGAGCGAGCAGTGAAAGGGCGAGCCCGGATCCCTGGAGGAACTCTCGGCGGTTGAGGATCAGGTCCTCTAGCAGAACGGTGACGGACATCAGCAGATCGGCGGCGGTGCCGGATGCCCGCCGCAGTTCGGTGGCACGGTGTTGGTCACGGTCACGATCGGCGGTGGGATGGGGCCTGGGGTCGGGGAGACTTCCTCGACGATCTCCATCACCGAGCGGAGCGACTGCCCGAGCGCGCTCGCCATCTCCGGTTCGCTGGAGCGAAAGGTCTGCTCACATCCCACGGCCTGGTCGCCCGGGTCGACGAAGCACTGGTCGGTCCCGGGTCCGCCGTAGACCGTCTCGCCGCCCCTATCGTCGACAGCGAACAGGCGATCGCGCCCGGACCCGCCGCGTATCAGGTCTCGCCCGCCGCCGCCGACGGCTACGTCCCGGCCCTTGCCCGCCCGGAGTACGTCATTGCCCGCCGCGCCGTGGACGTAGTCCCTTCCCGCCAGCGCACACAGGATGTTGGCACCCGCGGTCCCGGTCTTCACGTCACGGGACGGCGTGCCGACCCACGTGCATCGGGATGGCGCCGAGGGCTCGGCGTGGGCGATGACGAGCGATAGAGCGCCGATAGTGAGGGCCAGGGGGATCAGTGTCCATCGCACTCGGGCGGCACCTCCGGGATCACGAACTGCACGGGCACCCCGAGTTGGTCGGCGATCTCGCGCAACGCGGTGAGCTGGTCGACGTTCGCCTGGGCCGAGACGCAGGAGATCGTGAACTGCGCCTCGTCGACCTGCGACGAGACCCACGCCGTGCCGATCACCGACAGGACGACGATCACCGTGAGGATGATGACCATCCGCCACGACCCGGCGTGGTTGTAGGTAGGGCTCACCCTAGCGCCCCGTACCGGATCCCGATGGCGGACAACACCGCCCCGGCGACCGCTGCCAGGAAGAAATACACCTGCCGTCGGATCGACTGATGCTCTTTGTCGTTGTCCGTCCGCAGGTTCTCGATGTCCTTCGTGTTGTCGCGGACGGCGCGAACGATCGGCGATGGCTCGGTCTCCGACAGCGATTCGATCCGCAAGAATCGCACCGCCAGGTCCTGCTGGCTCAGTTGGTAGGCCGCGGCGTCGTGTCGATCGCTCATCAGCCGTATGCCCCGAGGGTGTTGTGACGAGGATCACCGAAGCCAGCGCCGTTGTAGAAGCGGAGTCCGTCCACTCGTACGCTCTCGACCGCGGCCTGCTCAGCCTTCGTGGTCTCCAACAGGTCTAGAGCTCGGCCTTGGCGGTGGTAGCCGAGGCAAGGTGACGCGGCCTTGTAGCCGGTGCCGGCCTTGTACATCTGATAGAGCGTGTTCTGCTGGTCCCACGTCCGGTAGCTCCCCGAGTACATGCTCGTCGAGGAGACTGTCACCTGGATGCCGGGCTCCTTCCGCATGGCCTTGAGCAGCCCGACCATCACCTTCGCGTGACAAGTGACCACGACCACGGTCGGATCACCATCCCGCTTGTACTTGAAGCTGCGCGTGATGAGTCCCGCGGGGTTGTCCTTCTCGCAGGATGGGGTCTCGAGCGGAGCCTTGTAGGCGGCGGACTTCTCCAGCTTGGAGATCGCCGCGGTGATCTTTATCTGGAGACGCTTAGGCTGGGTCGTATCGAAGTCAACGCTCATCCTGTCCCCCAGTAGGCTCGTGCTGCAGCAATCTCCTCGGCGTTCGGCCAGACCACGTCGGTGAGCGGAACGGCCATGACTCCCGTCCCGCCGTGCCCGAAGCCGAGCGCGTGTCCGACCTCATGTGTGATGACCCCGGTCAGGGGGCCGAGGTTGCGACCGAGGACGGCGTTGCGCCAGGTCGTGATGTCCACCTGGATGAAGCCGCACTCGGGCGGTTCGTTGAACTGCGTCCACGCGCCGATCCCCGGCGGCACGTCGAAGACCTCGCACGTCACGCCGGGCTCCGGGCAGCCGAGCGGGCCGGGATGGAACACCAGGTCGAGCCCCACCGGCGCCCACCGCTGGAGCGCTCGAGCCCAGGCGGCGTTCCAGTACTTCCGCTTGCGGACAGTGAACGACTCCTGGTCCCAGAAGTTGATCGTGGGAGCAGAGTCATAATGAGGTTGGATGTAGTAAGCGCTGGGGTACCAATCGGGCACGGCGCCTCCTTGCAGTAGGAGGGTCACCCTCCGAAGAAGCCGCTCATGCCGAAGGGGTCCACGACGGCCGCGCCCGCCCCGCCGGCGTCGTTCTTGAGCTCGGCGGCGATGATCCCCCAGCCGACACTGGTTGTCGTCCAGGTCGCCGATGCCGTGGTTTCGAATGCATCCTCTCGATACTGAGTCATCATGCCGATGTTCGGTCCCGCCCCGGACATGTCGTCGGCTTCGGTCCAGCTTGCGCGAGGAGTATGCCCCTCGGTGGCGAAGTGCCAGACGAAAGCGATAGGTCGATTGGCCGCATCCCCCGCCGCCGCCAGTGTCACGGTGGCAGTGCCGCTCAGCCCATCGGCGGTCGGCGTCTGCACGAACGCCGATGCGACGCCACCCGAGAGGTCTACCCCGGTCGCCCCGAAGAATGATGTGTAGCAACCGAGTTGGGTGTTCCCGCCGAAGTCCACGGTCGTCGCACCCGTGGTTGAACCGCTGGCGTTGGCCCCAAACATGGTCAGTCGGCTGTTGGGGGTGTCGGTATCGGGAGGAACGTACGTCTTCACGTTCAACCATGTCAGGTTGTTTCCCGACATCGTTGGGTTGTCCGCCGCCCCCACCGTGCGGCGGTTGTAGACGCAGGCGATGATGAGACCCGTTGCGGGGGGCGCCCATGACGTGTTCGTGTAGCTGGCCTGATCGGCGGCGTTGGCGATGTCGGGGTTCGCCGATGCGCCGAGGTTGGTGAAGACGATCGCCATTAGCTGATGGACCCCCCTGGTGTGTCATGTCCGAAGGCGTTCCATTGAGCCCACGTCTTGTTCACACCGGCCCCCGGGGAACCGCCGCTCCAGTGGAAGTACGCCAAGGCTGTATCGAGGGTGTGGTAGTGGTTGTCCTCGAACGTGTTGTCTCGGGTATAGATCTGGTCGCTCGCGGTGTTCCCCCCGGCTCCTACACGGTCAAGAGATGTGGTCGTAAACGTGATGTCGTTGTCGAAGACGTGGACGCTTCGAGTACCGGGAACCCCACCGGATATATGCCCCACCGTGTCGATGAGATAGATGGCTCGTCTTGATCCGACGAGTGAGTTCTTCGTGACGTCGATGCTCTGGAAGTTTGCCGAAGGGCTGTTCTGCCCATCGCAGGTCGACACGAGGAGCTGCGGGTTGTTGAAGATGTCGTCTGACGGATCGCCCTCTCCGTTGTGGGAGAGAAAGTTCCGCTTGATCGTCGTCCCCCCGTAGCTGATCTCATAGAAGATGCCCCAGTTGCGGTTGTCCTCGACGACGTTCTCCTGGATCAGGATGTTGTACATGAAGCCGTCGAACCATATGCCGGAACCGTAGTTGTCGTGGAACCAGGAGAACTGAACCGTGGTGTTGGAGCAGTTCGACCACTTCGTACCACCCGCATCGGCGACGGGGCTGAACTGGAGGGTGTTGTTGTTGGAGACGCGACAGTATTCGTAGGTCGTCCCCAAGACCACCGCCGTCGTTCCGCAGCTGATCCCGTACATCCCGTTGGAGTGGATATAGCACCGCCGGACGATGCTGTTCGGTCCGTTCATAACCAAGCCCTTGACGCGGTTGTTGCGGATGATCACGTCCTCGAGCAGCCAGTTACCGTCTCCGACAGCCGCGCCGTTCGTGTGCTGGATGGCAGCCCGGAAACTCTCCGATAGGGCCGTGCCCTGGTGCTCGAACACGCCGCCGCGGATCTGCACACCCCCCAAGGCCGTCTGAACGATGGCGGCGAGCAAGGTGTCGTTGCCGGTGAGCACCGCGCTATCCGCGGCCGTCCTGGTATATCCGCCGGCGGATTCGAGATACCACTGTTGGCCGGCGAGGGGAGCGAGAGTAGCGGAGACGTTGTGTGTGCCCTTGGTGAACCAAAGTTTCCCGTTCGTTCCGGCCGCCGTGATCTTCGCAGCGATGCTGTCCCCGGGGTTGACGGTCGTGAACGGTCCCGTAGGGACGGTGACGGCGTGAGGGATCGTCCCGTCCCGCACGGTCTGATTGCCTGCGGTCGGACCGTATCCCGGGGGGACCGGAGGACTTCCTAGGTCTTTACCGCCGCGCCGTAGACGAAGACTCACCACTCATACCCGTAGACGTTCACGTCAATGGAGATCGCCGCATCGGTGGTGACGTGGAGCTCAAAGTCGGCGGTGGTGATGAACACGGGGGTGGGTGGGGTGAACACGATGCCGGGCTTTGAAGTTGTGGACGGCGCGGCGCTGAAGGGAAGGATGAGCTGGTCGGTGCCGGCCGTGTAGACCGTATCCCCGTTGGCACCCGCCCATAGGAGGACACGACCGGCCGTGGTCCCGAAGGACGCGATGACGATGGAGGTGATGGCGATCTTCTTGCCCGCCGTCGGGTCCCACAGGACCGCGCCCGTCTGCGTAGCGGTGTAGGACGCCGACTTGAAGACCTGCATCCCTGGGTCGATGTGGGACACCAGTTGCCTGCCATAAAGGTCGGAGACGCTCTGGGCTCGGTCGTTCGCAGTGACGGCCGTCGGCATCGAGGCGAACGCCTTGTGCCCGATGAATACGGGATTCCCTGCCGAAACGGCATCATGGGCCACATCTAGAGTTGAGGCGTCCACCACGATCTTGACGCGGCGCTGGTCGTCTATACCGATCGCCGCCGACCGACCGTCCGTCACCGCCGAAGGGGTGGACTGATAGAAACCTGCCACCGTGGTATCGGCCGTCGTGCCCGCCGTGAAGGCCGAGTTGTCCGTCGCCGATGAGCCACCCGAACCAGCGAAGGACGTGACCTGATTCCCGGCGCCGTCCACGATCGCCACATTCAAAGCGTCGTTCGCGGCGAGGTTCCTGACCGTGGCATCTGAGGTGCCGTCGGTGATCTGGACCTTCTGGCCGGTCTGGTTCGAGGCGATCGCCACTGGGATGGAGTTCGCCATCGTCTGCTGACCGCGGACCAATGGGGAGGAGACGCCGTCGCCGCCGAGGTCTATCTTGACCTGCTGGTAGAAGACACTGCCGACGTCGTCGGCGGCGATGTCCTTGCCGGAGCCTGGGGTTATGGGCACATTGTCGGCCATCTATCCTCCTAAGCGAGCTGAACAGCCCAGGTCGTCGAGTTCGTATAGATCACGGAGGAAGTAGCGTCCGAGGTGTTCTGCGCGGCCTGGAGCTGCACATCACCGGCTGTACCGGCCGTGATGAACACGCCCTCGATCACTACATGCATCCGGATCGTGATGGACCCGCCGAGCGCGATAGTGCTACCCGGACTCACCGTGTCGTCCCATTGCCGATAAATGGTGTTGAGGGCGGCATCGAATCCGACTACCGACGCGGTCAGACGCCCACCCGCCGGGAACGTCCATCCGAGTTTGATGTCGGCCGCCGCTACGGCCGAGTAGATGACCGGCATAGTGAAGCGCCAGACCGTATTCGCCAGCACCGGAATGACGAGCGAGGTCACATTCGCCAACGTTGTATTGGGGAAGTTCTGGTCGGAGGTCTTCCGGCCGATGAGGTGCGGCCCCATCGAGTTGATCTGGTCCCTGATCTCGATGTTCAGCTCCGAAGACTCGACGCCTTCCTGGAAGGCCCATGTCTTCGGGTTCGTGAATGTCGCCGTTGCTGGCATCCGCTATCTCCCCAAGATGAAGTTGTCGTCCAGCCGGAACGCCGGATCGTCGAGCCTGGCGTAGTTCTCCACGGCGGTCGGCGAGACGCGGAGTGACACGACCCAGGTGTCTTGGCCGAACTCATGCGCGACGCCCTCAACCGCCGAGACCTGCGCGATGCCGGTCTCCGACTCCAGCACCTTGACGAGGTCGCCCAGCTCCCTGCCCAGCACCCGGTCCCAATGCCGGTGCTGCATCCCGTTGTCGACGAGCCCCTCGATCCGGAGCTCGGGCTCGTGATACCGGTCGACGTACTGCTGGGCCAGGTCGAGGACCTGAGCGTCGTCCGATAGAGGCAGGCCGCTCTCGACCTTGGAGCGCGTGTTGTAACGCTGATAGGACGAGGTGTCCTGGACGACCTGCTCCGTCCCGCCTTCCCTCGTCAACCGGACGTCGTTCAGGATCAGCGACTTGTCGAAGACGATGACGAGGTCCCGGTAGCTCATCCCCGACCCGTCGTCGGCCCAGGTGCGGGTGGAGAAGTCCGGCTGGCCCGTCGACCCCCGCTCGGTGAAGACGAACAGGCCAGCGCGATCGACGAAGAAGCGGCCCTGCTCCACCTTCGCCATCTGCTGGATGTGCTCCAGGACGTTGGCGTTCTCTAAGGTCACCGCCGCGACCGTGGAGACGCCGGTCTCGATCAGCATCTCGGTCGGCGCGAACCCCGCGGCCAGGAGCACGGCCTCGACACGTTCGCCTGTCTGCTGCTGGGGGAAGTCCCCCGACACCTTCGCGCCGTCGTTCGCCAGGAGTTCGAACCCGTCGACGATCTGGATCGTGACGACGTTGTCACCCTCGGCGGGGAAGGTGACCGGCCAGGCCTCCACGAAGCCCTGGAAGACGGGATAGGTGACCAGGTCCCACGTCGCCCTGATCCGTATCCGCCGGAGAGGAAGGATGTCGGGGTAGTACGGGGAGGACACGTTGAACGGCGTGAACCGTCCGTCGCGGTTGTCCAGGACGAGATACCCCGTCCCGGCCTCGGCGGTGCGCTCGAGCTCGCGCTGCCCGCCGCGGTCGGTCGCTCCGGAGCGGACCCACTGGGTGATGTCCTCGTCCCAGGAGATCGCCGAGACACGGTCCAGGGTGTTCCCGCTGTCGAGCAGGGACTTCGTCGGGTGGTCAAGGACGAAGCCGAACTCGATCAGGTCGTCTCGGTCTAGCTCCACCCGAAGGCCGGGGATGAACCCCTGAACTGGGGGCGCGGCAGGTTGACTGCCGAACAGGGTAAGCAGGCCCATCTAGTTCAGCCCTGTGCCGGCGTTGCGGTTGCCGAGTTTGACCAACTGGTCCCGAGTGACCTTCGCCAGGACCTTGCCGTCGATCACCAGAGTGATGTCGCCGCCCTGACCACTCTGGAGCCGGTTGGCCTCGGCGAGGAGTTCGGCGATCCGATCGGCGCGGCCCTGGAGCTTGTCCATCTTGTTGCCGAAGAAGTCCTTCGACAGGACTCCCCCTTCGTGGTCGGCGATGCGGTTGATCGCCGCGAGTTGCTGGGAAGCCTGCTCGACGAGTTCCGGACCGCCTTGCAATAGGGCTTGAGCGAACCCCAGCCCCTCCGGTCCGGCGCCAGCGATCTGCGACAGAAGCCCCTTCGATGCACCCTGGCGCTTGAGTGCGTCCAGGACATCGGCGAACCCCTGAGCACCAGCGAGCTGAGACGAGAGGAAGTCCTGAATCCCGAGCGGATTCTCGCCCTGCCCGAACCCGCCGACGAAGTCGGAGAACGAGGCGAACCCACCGCTGATCCCGCCGGCGAAATCGCGCATCTTCGAGCGGAAGTCACTGATAGCTGACTTCGCGGCGTCGAGCATCTTGCCGATGCTGTCGGTGACGGCCTGAGCGACCTGACGATCCTTGTCCGTGATGCCGTTCTTCAGGCCCTCCATCAGGTCGTGACCGAGCTCGGCCATCTTCTTTGAAGGAGACTCGGCCTCGGCTTCTCGTTTGGCCGCCGCGATCGCGTCATGAACGGCCTGCGCCGCGGCGACGGAGATGAGCTCGCTGTGCGTCGTGATGCCGAGCACAACCCCCTGCGCTAGCGCCGCGCCAATCTCCGGGGCGTGCTGCCTCGCAAAAGCAGTCGCTCCACCGATCCCAGCCTTGACGTCATCGACCAGGGCGCGGATCTCCTTGCCCGAGAGCCCAGCTTCCTTCCCGAGATCCTTGATGGCCGTGATGGCTTCCCGGCGGGTGGCGTTGCCGTTCGCGACCTCCTGCTGGAACTGACGGACGGCACCAAAGAGGGACGTCTGCGCTTCGACCGCGTTGAGGGATGCAGCGTCGACTTCCTTTAGAGCATCCCGGTACTTGAAGGTTCCCTGTGCTCCCTTGTCTCGGAGTACGTTGAGGGCGTGATGGGCCGCAGCGAGTCGATCCTCGGCTTCCTTGTCGGCGCGGACGGCTTCGATAAGAGCGAATGTCGGACTGGCGAGCGCGAGCAGCGCGTCGAGTTGGCTACGTAGGGCGAGGGTGACCGCGTCGACGACCTGTTTCTCGTTCTCCATCGCGCCGGACAGGTTCGTGATGCCCGCCTGAGCGAGTCCGGCCTTCTGTTGCATCTCGCCCATCGACTGCGCCGCGCCTAACGTTCCCTCACGAACGAGGTTCGACGACACGGCCACGCGCCCAAGGATGATCTCCGAGTTACCGAAGGTCTTCGTCGTCACCGTCATGCTGTCTCGGAGCTTCACCGTGTCTTCGGCCAAACCCAAGGGGTCCCAAGCGGCGACCGCAGCAGTGAGACCCGCGAACGCGACAGCAAAGGCCGCGGCTGCTGTGGCGGCCGTGGTGAATGCCACGCCGAGCCCTTCGGCGCCGACCGCCAACTCGAGAACCTGCGACGCGGACGACGTGAGATCCAGATCATCCAGCCTCTGCGCGATCTCCAGCAGGAGTTCGGGGATAAACGTCAGGGCCTTCCAGCCGGCGAACGCCAGACCGACGTTGCGAACGAGTGGAAGAAATGGAGCCATCGTCCTAACGAGTCCGGTGGTTATCTCCGCAAGCGAGGTCAGCATGGGGATGACCGCGCGGGCGAGTTGGACCTGCAACCCTTCCCAGGCCGCCCCGAGCTCCCGCTGGGCAATGGTCAGAGCGCGAGCGGCGTCCACGTCCTGCTGAGACATGATCAGGCCGGCCTCGGCGGCATGTTCCGCGAAGGTCGCCAGCTCGTCCGAGTTCGCCGCGAGTAGCGGGAGTAGCGCTTTCCCTGAACGGCCGAACAGGTTCATCGCGGCGGCAGTACGGTCGACTCCGGGACCCATCTCCCCGAAGGTCGCTGAGAGCTGAGCCAGAACCGCCTGGAAGTCGATCTGCCCGTCGGCGGTACGGACAACGTCGATGCCGTACTGCTGGAGCACGTCATCGTTCGCAACCAGGTGCTTGGAGAGGATGCCGAAGCCGGTCGAGAGCTGATCGACCCCAACACCTAAGGCTTGGCCTTGGGCTCGCAGAACCGATGCCTGCTCGGCGGTCGTACCAAGCTGTCCCTCGAGCTTGCGAACCTCACCGGCTACGGTCTCGAACGTGGATACTCCCTTGAGGGTCAACGCAGCTAGGCCAAGACCGACCGCGGCGAATGCCGAGGTTGCCACGCTCGCGAGGTTCGACAAGGCCGAGCTCGTGGACCCCCCGAACCCGACGATCGACTTCTGAGCCTTGGTCAGGTCCCCGGTCAAGGGGTCGATATTGCCGATGACATCGACAACGAGGGTCGCTATTGTGGCCGTCAGTCACCGCCTTCATCAGGGAGGGAAGCCATGCAGGAACTGCCGCCACCGCCGAAGCAAGTGCGGGTCGAGCGATACGTCGAACGCTATCCAGGCGATCTGACGATGGAGAAGGGCATCAACCAGATGCTCGCTCAAGGATGGCGAGTCGACGACACCTCCACCCACAAGAGCGCCTGGACACCTGCGGCCGGCATCTTCACCGAACGGAAGGTCCACGTCGTAACGTTCACGAAGTAGCTTCCGAGTGGGGCAGGGGTTGCGATGCCGCAGCCTCCAAGATCATCCCGAGGGCAGCAGACGTATCTTCCTCCCTCACCTCTCCGCGATCCCAATCGAAGTAGGCATCGAAGAGTTTGCGGAGCGAGACGGAGGAGCCGTGAGATGCGGCGGTGACGTAGGACAGGACTGCACCCGCCCAATCGATCCGTTCATGAATCAGGATGGACCCGTTCACACGTTCGAACGCCGCCCACTCCATGAGCTCTTGCTGGGTGATACGTTGCTCGAGTTCAGATGGCGAAGTGCCCAGCGCCAGGGCTACTCGGTAGAGTTGCCTCCGGGCTGGGCGCGCTCGAAAGCCGCCGCCAACTCCTCGACGTCCTGATCCCCGACACCACAGAGCCGACGCGCCACGTCGTAGAGCTTGGCTACGAACCCGGCGTCGAGTTTGGCTACCTCGTCATCGGTGAATGTCGACCCGTCTTCGTCGGTAAGACAACGTGCAACGAGACGAGCGCGAAATGTTCCGTCGATCGGCTTGGGCTTGAGTGTCCCATCCGCCGACTGCGTGAATAGCGCGCGCTCGTACTCGCCGTATTCCTTGGCCGACAGGCCGTGCATTTGGACCTTGCCGCCGGCGATCTCGATGACCTCTTCGGCTGGAGCGAGTTCGAGGATCTCCTTCTTACTGAGCATGTGCCTCCTAATCCAGGCTTAGCTAGGTGTGACCGAGGAAACGCCCGGCGTCACGATCTTGAAAGTGACGTGCGCTTCCATGCCAGCAGCGTCCGTCGCCTCGATCTCCCACTGTGACGTGACCACGGGGAAGCGATACGCCGAGGCCCAGTTCGGATGCTGCAGCTCGTAGTACCGCAGCGCCACCGCGACGGAGTCGTAGTCGGACTTCATGTTCGTGTGCGTCGTGATCGTGGGATCCCACAGCACGTTCAACGTGACCTCGAGTCCTTCCTGCCGACCAGGGAGGAAGTCGGACCACAGGTCACCATGAGCAGACACGTCGATCAGGCCACGGTTCGACCCAACAGCCGAGATGGTGTTGATCTGGGTCACGGTGTTGTACGTGCCCGTTGCCACGCCGAGCGCCGCGTTCTGCTTCAGGAATCCAAGGAACCCTGCTTGCTTGGTCATCTACCCTCCTTCCCTAAGCGACGAAGACCGCGGCGGTAACGGATGTGATGAAGGAGTTCGTGATGGCGACCGTCCCGTTCGACTGGAGATACCGCCGCACGGGTGTGAGCCGGATGAACCGCTCCGTCGCGTTCGTCACCACGACCGTCACGTCGGGGTTGTACGCGGTAGCTCCTGCCGCGTTCGACAGGCTGGTCGCGTCGTCGATCACGACCGTGTCCGGGGAACCACCGGCGTTCTTGACGTGCAGGATGTGCGTCTTGTCCAGGTCCGCGGTCGCTGGCGTGAACGTGTCGTTCGCGCTCACCCCTGTGTAGGTCGGGACCACCCCGGCCTCTGTAACCGTCTGCACCGTGTAGGCTGCCAATCTATCCTCCTCCTATCTCATGGCGATCTTGAAGATCGCCGCCATCGCCACCTCGATCGGCCCCTCTGATTCATCCGCGGCATCGCTTGCGAACGGCTGAGCCGACATGTAGCGCGTCCCGAAGTTGACGAACCGCGCATATGCAACCGTGGGACCGACGTGTGCGGTATCTCCGTCCACCTGAACAACGATGGACTTAGATAGCGCTCCCGTATCCTTCGGTGCATGGATCCTCATGTCGGCAGCGACCACCTCACCTCCGGCCTTGGCCGCGATAGGCTCCGCGATCTTGGCCGCTATCTTTCGGCGTTCAAGAGCCGTGAGTGCCTGGGGGATACCGTGGACGGTCACCTAACCGGCCCCCTCATGAACGGACGCAGCGTCATCTTGTTGTCCTGGGTCAGGAACAACGTCGTGGGGAAACCCGCCGTCTCCACCGGGAACCCTCCCTGAGACAGCGCTTGCCCCGATTCGTCGGCCGTGTAGGCCCGCTTGACCATCTCGATACAGACGGCCTTGATCGCCTTGAACGACTCCGAGGTCTCGGCGTAGCCGTGCGTGTACGTCACGGTCGCCCCGCTGGTCCACGCCGACCCTGGTGACGACACGGTTCCCGATCGGAGTCCTCGGGGGACGATGTAGTAGTCCGTCGTCGCCACCCCACCGACCAGCACCGATGAGACCGCCGTCACCGGACGCTCGGGGAGGCTCAGGAACGATGACGCGGTCGGATAGACCGTGATCACGTCTCCCGTCACCTGTGAGAGCGTCTGGTTGCAGTAGGCCCGGATGATCGACGACGCCGACTGCGCCAGCGATTGAAGGCGCGAGAGGTCAGACGGTACGGGTAGGTTGCTCCACTCGCAGACCTCCGTGGCGGTGGCGAACGGTCCGGCCATCTACTGGTTGGTCATCTGGAGCCACGTTGTCGTCCCACTGACGACGGTGCTCCCGACGCCCGGAGGAGTCGGTGCTCCTGCCGCGGACGTGCCGGCGACCGTGCAGCGGTACACGATCCTCGAGGCCGGAACGTCGACCCAGTCGCCGAGCGAGTTCGCAACCGCCCCCGGCCAGTCGATCGCGATCAGCGCTCGACCGGTCGAGTCGAGGGTCGACGTGGTCAGGCGACCCATGTAGTCCGTCGCCGTCGTCCCGGGGTTCAGGATGCGTCGAAGTAGAAAATCCCTTCGGAATGTCGTGGTTGCCATCAGCCCTCCCTGAGGGTTGCGATGAGGTCATCCTTGGTGCCTGAGGTCGGCAGGCCCTTGCTCTCAGCGAGGGCCTTGAGTTGCGCGACTGTCCGGTCCTCGTACTTCCCGGTGCCGGTGTCGGACTCTTCGCTCTCGGCGGGCGCTTCCGGTGCGGGCAGGTCCTTGAGCCGCGCCTTGATCGCCTTCGCCTCTTCGGTCCTGCCGATCCCTTCCTGCATGGCGAGGTCGCGCTCGAGCTGTAACCGCAGCCGCGCCGCTTCCTCCGGCGTCGGGTCCGGGGTCGGGTCGGCCTTGACGGTGAGTTCTTCCGCCATTCGGTTCTCCTTTCGGTCTCCCCGGTATGGGGGGCGGGGATGCAGATGATGGCCCCGCCCCCAGAGCCGGGACTGCTTACGTTGCGGTGAGCTCGATGACGCCGTTGTCCACGAGGCGCAGCGGCGTGAAGTAGCCCGCGTACGCCACCTGGACGCCGAGCACCGACGGCTCTGTGACCTGGAGCGTTCCGACCCTCTGCTCGTAGACCTCCACAGCAGCGGTCGAGAACAGGAAGGCCTTGTTCGTGCCGAGGCCCGCCGACATGTACGTCGGGATCCCGGCGACGGCGCCGATGAGCCCCTGTGAGAAGTCGCCCGCGGACAGACCGTCTCCGGTCTGGGCAACACTCACGATGGGGGCGAACAGCGGACCGAACACCGGAAGGCGTCCGGGCGACAGCGCCAGGACGACCCTACCCATACCGGCGGTAGCCGTGTAGACCGTCGACGCTGCCGTCCACAGCGCCGCCCGGATCGTCGCCGCGGTGGGCGACGCGCCGTAGCCGACGTTCGTCGAGGTGGAGGCGTCCAGGTTGGTCCCCAGAGCCGCCTCCGTCTGCACGGCGTACCTTGCGGCGAGGTCGTTGATGATCGTGTCCATGACCCCCGGCGAGGAGAAGTCGATGTTCTGCCGGGAGACGTTGACGTACCCGCCGTAGGTCACGGCGTTCGCCGTCAGCTTGGAGATCGTCATCTTCTGCGAGACGAGCTCGGCCTTCTCATCCGCCGCCGCTCCCGCCGAACCCTGAACCGCCACCGACGTTCCCTGGGTCACCAGGGGACGGAACCAGGTAGCGGCCGGCATCGGCCGGGGTCCGATGAGGCCGACCAACGGCCGAGCCGCGTCGATGAAGTTGATCACTCCATCCAGGATCGGCGTCGGGATGAGCCCGGCGTTGTCCGAGGTCTTCTGGTGCGCCGCGGCACGGGTGTAGAGCTCGATCCGCTCAGCGGCTGTCCGGTCGCCCATGCTGGCGTTGTACTGGTCGAGCACGTACTCCCCGGCCGAGCGGTATTCGACCTCCCCAGACCCCACACGACGAGCGGTGGTGAACGCCTGGTCGAGCTGCTTCATCCGAGCGGAGACCTTCGCGGCCTCGTCGGAGAAGCTCTCCAACTCCGAGAGCTGGCTCTGGATCTCCCCCATGCGGGTTCGGAGCCCGCTGAGGGTTTCCTTCTCGGCGTCGTTCAGGTCACGGGAGTTGTCCTCGGCGTTGGCGATGATGCCCTGAGCCGCGGAGTTCCGCTCCTCCAGTTCCTTCTCGAACCGCCGGATCATGGCGTCGTTCGCCCGAGAGTCGGGCATGTGTTGCTCCTTTCTGATCAGGGGACTACCGCCCGCTCAGCGGTTCGTCAGTCGTTGCCTCGCCCAGGCAAGGACCTCGTCGTCCCGGAACTCATCAAGTGCTGGGGTGGATTGCAGGGGTTCCTGCTCGACCACCTGGAGCCCCGACTGTTCCGCTCGAACAGCGAGCACTCGGGCTCCTGCGTAGACCGGCGCTTCCGTCATCGCGAGATGATCCACGAAGGCCTTCATCACCCGACGCAGATGGCTGCTCCGATGAACCTGGACATCCGAAGGCTTGCCGATACGGAAGCCGACCGATGCCGAAACCATGTCCTCCTCGGCGAGGTTGAGCATGTCATCCCCGAGAGGCGTCTTGCCGACCTTCACCGTGCCGAGCAGGCCGGCATCGGCGTTGGTGAACTTCAGTACCTTGCCGATGGTCTTCCCACGGACGTGCTCGTGGTTGACCGGCACCCGGCCGGCGTGGCTCTCGATGCCATCGAAGGCACCGCGCACGAAGACCTCGCGCCACTGCTCCCCGCGCCAGAAGACCTCGCCTTCCTCTTCCCAGGGAACGGCGACGAGGTCGATCAGGCGCTGCTTCGTGTCGACGTCGGTGATCGTGGAGGAGCGGAGCTCGACGCCCTCCATCGAGGAGCCACGCTCGTTCGCATACAGCCCGGCGAGCTGAGCCTTGGCCTTGTCCTCGGTCGGGTGACAGCCTTCGTTCGCCCCGTCGTCGTTCTTGATCACGCAGTATTCATCCTCGCGCTTCTCGATGTGCCACGGCACTAATCCTCGCCTCCTGTGATCGCCGTGATCGGAGCACTTGGGGCGACATCTCCCTCGCCCTCGCCCAGGAGCCGCTCGGCACGCTGGACCGTCTCAGTATCGACCAGTCCTTCGGCGTGCAGCTTGACCCAGGCATCGGCCCGTTCGGCGAATGGCGGACGGCTGTATTCGTCGCGGTTCAGTTCGGCCTTCTGTCCGGAAGGAAGTCCCCAGTACGAGATCGCCGACATCACATGACCGGCAAGCGCCCTGAGAGTCTGGCGGTCGTGGAAGTCGAACAGGGACGAGACGTTCGAGTAGGTCATCGAATCGCCCCCCGAGGGAAGCCCCACTAGGAAAGGCGGGACTCCCAGGAGTACCGCGATCCGCGATTCGTTGAACTGCGCGAGCTCCAGCATCGTCAGGTCTTTCGGGGAGACCGCGGTGTGGTCGACGAGCTTGGAGCCGCCGTCGAACACCGGCGGAGCTGAGGGGGTCTGGACCCGGCTGGCGAGATATTGCGAGATGAGGTCCTGCGCCTCGTCCTCGCCCAGATCCTTCTCGGTCTCGATGGTCCGCGTGACGACCCCACCCGCGGCCACGACCTCTCGGGTGTACTTCGCCAACAATCCGGCGGTAAGCATTCGCCCCCCAGCCGCCTCCAGTGGACCAACCCCGCGGGCTTGATCAGTCGTGGACTTGTAACGGATGTGGAGGATGTCCTCGGTGATGTCGGGGCCGGTCTCTCCGCCTAGCCGGTACAGACGCACCCCGTTGCGCATCTCAACGTAGATCGCCCAAGCGGGGACAACCCGGAACCGCGAGGGGAAACCATCGGCGAACGAGGCGAGCCTGAGGATGAAGACCTCACCGAGCTGGTAGTCCCAGAACAGTTGCTTGGCGAACTCCTCCCATGACGAGTAGATCGACGGGTCCGGGTTCGTCATCCATGACGTCGGCGCGATCACCCTCCCGTCCCTGGTGCGGAAGACGGGGAACGTCGACAGAGCCGAGGCGTTCTTGTCCAGGCAGGCCCACGCCACATCGAGAAGCTCGTTGAACCGAGAGCCCATATCCCAGTTCGGTGTCGACCAGCTTTTCGGCCAGCCGGCCCACGGTGACGGATAGAACGATGGCAGGGACCGCGGCTCGATCTCCGGTCCGACGATCTCGACGCCGTCCGGATCGCCGTCGGCTTCGCCCGCCCCCACGGTTGACGGGGTGCTCGGCGGGTTCGCGTTCGGCGTCTCCCCGGCGTGGTTCACTCCGCCCGTTAGGAAGTCCCAGAAACCCACCTATGCCCCCCGATACACATGGATCCGCGGCGGACGGTCGTGAGCGTGCTTGGAAGCCTGGTGAGCGGCCATAACGACCGCGATGAGCGCCTGGGTCTCCGCCGATGGTTCGAAGTAGGCTCCCGTGACCGTCTCCTTCATCCGTGAGTCCAACGCCTGCTTGCGCAGCACCTCATCCCCGTCATGGACCAGTGTCCCGGCGGAGATCATCCCGAGGAACGTGGCGGTGGCCTCCATCAGTCGCACAGGGGTCTGCGGCTCGTCCTCCAGCGGTAGCCCCGCTGCCTCAAGGACATCGGTGCCGATGCCGTGCTGGCGCTTGTCCACGTAGATCATCCGCACGTCGTACCGGGTCATGACACGTTGGAGCGCTCGTTCCAGGCCCGGGAAGTTGTAGGGGTAGACCTCCGCTCGTACCGCTACCCCCTGCCCACGCATCGCAGCGATACCGATCGAACACCCGCCCTGTTGGCCCACCCGGACTGCTACCCAGGCCGGTTCTCCATCGGTCACGGCGCCGATGTCGACCCGGAGCGAGTCCCATGCTTCGTCTGTGATCGGAACCGACGCCCCATCCAGCAACGCCGGCCGGTTACAGACGAACCGCATCCAGTGGAACGGCGCCGCCTGTATCGAGGGGTCTTCGTGCTTCTCCCTCAAGGTCTGGATGGTGATCGCCCGGAGGGGATTGCACATCAGAACATCCCGCATCTTCTCCGGCGAACGCCCCTCCGGCAGGGCGTAGTCGTGGATGACTGTGGTCTTTCCTACCACCCTCGTGAACGCCCCTCGAACCGTGACCTCGGCGTCCTCGACGTTCTTCATCGCCTCGCGGATCGTCTCGAACTCCCCATCCGGCTCGCCGGCGGTCGAGATGGCGACGATCTGCCCCCCCTCCTTCTTGCCAGCTTTCCCCCTCCACGTGCGGTAGAGCCGCAGGTCCTTGTGACGGTGGAGCTCCTCGAGCACCGCCAGGTCGAACATCGCCCCATCCCCGGTGCGGTCGTCGGCGGCGTAGACCTTGATCAGCGAGCCGTTGACCCGAACCTCCCGGAATCCATCCAGACACCGGAAGGTATCCGGCTCCTCGTCCCGAGCCTCATGCGCCACCCGCTGTTTCTGTGGGCCGAGCCCGGACCGGGCGACGAACCCACGCATGGCGTCGTACAGCCAGAACGCCTGGTCCTTGGCGGCGGCAGCGACCACAATCCGGATGTTCGGCCGGAAGCGGGCGACGTACAGGCAGATGGCCGCGACGAGCGTCGTCTTGGCGTTCCCCTCAGGGATCACCAGCCAGTTGACCGTTCGGCCCCGGAACAGGTCCCGCACGAACCGGGCCTGGAAGTCCTCGAGCTTCCACAGCTTTCCCGTATCGAGCGTCAGAGTGAGACACCAGCGGCGGAAGTGCTCGACCGTGAAGGGGCGCGGCGCGCGCGATTTCCGCGATGTCGGCTGGG